TAACTGAGGGACATGCACATGAGTGAGGTGAAAGCTGCTCACGAGCCAGATGATGGCCAAATAGATCTAGAGTTTAACGAAGAGGCGCAAGAGGTCGAAATAGATTCGCCCTCCGAAACCCAAGAAACGCCGCCTCAAGCCGCACAAGTTGAGGAAGAGGACGAGCACGAAAAATACAGCCAGAGCGTACAAAAGCGCATCAACCAGCTTACGAAACGAGCGAAAGAAGCCGAGCGTGAGCGGGAAGAAGCGTTGCGATACGCACAAACAATTCAGAACGAAAACAACACGGTAAAGCAACGTCTTCAGAATTTAGATCAAAATTATCTGAATGAGTACGGTAGCCGCGTTGTTTCGGAGCAGACACGGGCAAAAGAAGAATTACGCACCGCTATAGAGACCGGTGACGTTGATCGACAGATGGCAGCGCAAGAGCGCATCGCTCAACTAAGCATCGCCGCAGACAAGCATGCTCAAGCAAAAGCTCAAAGAGAAGCACAGGCTGCGCAGCAAGAGGCATACGCGCAACCGCAACCTCAAGAACAGCAGCAATACGTCCCTGCGCCCTCTGTACCAGCACCCGATCCAAAAGCAGAGGATTGGGCATCAAAGAATGAATGGTTCGGCACGGACGACGCCATGACGTTTGCAGCATTCGGTATACACAAAAAATTAGTGCAGGAGGAAGGGTTTGATCCCTCTGGTAATGACTACTATGATGCGCTAGATTCTCGTATGAGAGACGCTTTCCCGCATAGATTCGCAGATCAAACGGACGAAGCGCCAAGAAATAATCGTTCTGGGCAGGCTGTAGCGGGGGTATCTCGTGGCAGATCTACTTCAGGACGCGGCAAAAAGGTTCGTCTCTCCCCGAGCCAAGTAACGATTGCCAAAAGATTGGGAGTGCCACTCGAAGAGTACGCAAAATACGTGAAGGAAGAACAATGACGGATAATCAACAAGATGAGATTGATGCTATCAAGAGAACTTCCCGCGCTAAATCATCACGGGCTGCACAGGCGAGAAGAAAGCCGTGGAGTCCACCGTCTAAATTAGACGCGCCCCCTGCGCCAGAGGGGTACAAACATCGTTGGATACGCGCAGAGGTACGGGGATTTGAAGACCGCACCAACATATCTTCCCGTTTACGGGAGGGGTATGAACTTGTTCGTCGCGATGAGTACCCAGATTTTGAGGCACCAGTTGTTGAATCAGGGAAGTTTGAAGGCGTGTTTGGAGTAGGCGGACTGCTTCTGGCGCGAATACCGCTCGAAACGGTTGCAGAACGGACAGAATATTTCGAAAGGAAGCACTCTGACCAGATTGAAGCCATCGAAACGGATGTTCTACGCGAGAATGCACACTCAACTATGGTGATTGACAAACCAGAACGTCAATCCCGTGTAACTTTTGGTGGTCCTCGTAAGTAAGCTTTTAGGAGCATATTATGGCAAATCAAGAAACCGCTTACGGGCTTCGTCCTATCGGATTGGTAGGGGCTTCCGCTAATTCAACCGGCATCACTCAATATGAGATTGCCAGCGACAACACGAACGCTATCTTTCAATATGGCCTTGTAATACCGCTTGCGGCGGGCGTTATTGATCAAGCAGGCGATACAGCAGGCGGTACTACTGCCGCGCTGGGCGTGTTGATGGGTGTTGAATACATGGATTCCGTTTCAAAGAAGCCTGTTTTCAGTAATTACTGGCCCGGATCAAACAGCGTGAGTGTAGACACGAATTTTCCTGTCAAAGCTCTCGTTGCTGATAATCCGATGCAAACTTTCCAAGTCGCTACGGACGCTTCAACGACTAACAGGGCTACGGCTCTGGCGGGCGTTTTTGCGAACGCTAGTCTCGGAACGTCTGCTCGCACGGGCAGCACAGATACCGGACGCTCTAATTCAGCGTTGTCTGTGTCATCAATCGCCACAACGGCTACTCTGCCGCTGAAAATCATGGGTATCGTCGACGACGATGCGAACAGTGATTTCGCTGCTGCTGGTATACCGTTGATCGTGCGGATTAATGCACACTACAACTCTCCGAATGCGCGTTTCGATTCACAAACCACTGCCACGACAACTGGCATTTAACGGGAGAATCTAAATGGCTATTACTCGCGCACAATTAGCGAAAGAGCTAGAACCCGGACTAAATGCATTGTTCGGGCTTGAGTATGATCGATACGATCAGGAACACGCTGAAATCTACGACGAAGAAACTTCAGACCGCGCGTTTGAAGAAGAAGTCATGCTTTCAGGCTTCGGCACTGCCCCTGTGAAATCAGAAGGCGGAGCGATTTCGTTCGACCAAGCGCAGGAAACATACACTGCACGATATTCGCACGAGACAATCGCTTTGGCTTTTTCTATCACCGAGGAAGCTATCGAAGATAATCTCTATGATAGACTGGCAGCACGATACACTCGTGCGCTGGCGCGTTCCATGTCACAAACCAAACAGATCCGTGCGGCTAGCGTACTGAACAATGCGTTTAGCACTAGCAACCCTATCGGTGACGGTTCGGCTTTGTGTGCATCGGACCACCCGTCTATTTCGGGTAATCAATCCAACGTTCTGGCAGTCGCCTCCGATTTGAATGAAACGTCTCTTGAGCAGATGTTGATTGATATCGCAGGTTTCACCGACGAGCGTGGATTGAAGATTGCTGTTCGCGGCATGAAACTGATCATTCCGAAAGAACTGCAGTTCATCGCGGAAAGAGTTCTGAACTCGAATCTGCGTCCCGGCACTGCGGACAATGACACCAACGCACTGAAGTCTATGGGCATGCTGCCTGAAGGAGCGGTCGTAAACCACTTCCTGACGGACACAGACGCGTTTTTTGTCAAAACGGACGCGCCGAATGGCTTCAAGCTATTCCAACGCACCCCAATCAAGACTGCCATGGAAGGCGACTTTGATACGGGCAACATGCGCTTCAAAGCGCGCGAAAGATACTCCTTTGGCGTATCTGACTGGAGATCCGTTATCGGCACTCCGGGTGCATAAGTTTGAGAAAACTTATCGAAAAGAAGGGGCACATTGTTGCCCCTTTCTTTTTTGTGTATATTCAAAACATCCCTGACAGGCGCATACCGCGTCTGACACTAGCCAAGACAGGAGATCACAATGGCTAATACGACTTTTTCGGGTGCGGTACGATCTGAAAGCACCTTCAAAACCGTCAGTAAAAATGCTTCAACAGGGGCTTTTACCGAGATTGCAACGCTTGGCGATGGACCTGTTAGTCTTTCGGACGGCAATGTAACTTTAACTAACGCGACTCATAGCGGCAGAATTTTACTCGTTCCAGACGGTGGTCAAGATAATACTTATACGCTTCCGGCTCCTATTGCTGGATCTATTTTTAAGTTTGTTTACGCTGGTGGCGCTGCTGATGCTACGGACGCGCTTATTGTTACTCCCGGCAATAGTAATTTTTATATTGGCGGTGTTACTTTTCTAGATACAGACGGAAACGAAGTAAGCTCCGTGTTTTCTGATGGTAATTCAAATAGCAGCATACAGTTGAACGTGCCTGCTGGTTTTGAAGTAACAATCGTTGGTTTGAACACGACGAACTATCAAATCTTCGGAAATGTTACGAGCACTACTGCGCCTGCTTTCGCTGACCAGTAATAGGAGAGCGACATGGCTGATACAGTAGCTTCACAGACGCTGGCAGACGGCCCAAAAACTGCTGTCCTTAAACTGACAAACATCTCCGATGGTTCGGGCGAAAGTGCCGTGACCAAGGTAGACGTCTCAGCTTTGCAACCCAGTGCAGATGGTGACACCTGCACTGGAGTGACCATTGAAAGGATTTGGTGGCAGTGCATCGGCATGAAAGTACAAATCCTGTGGGATGCGACCTCTGATTTGTTTTGTATCGAGTTGGGCGAGAACCAAAGTGGTGATCACGACTACACCAAGTTTGGGGGCCTAACGAACAACGCCGGATCAGGCAAGACAGGGGACCTGAAATTTACCACGGTTGGCCATAGCAGCGGCGACACCTATACAGTGATTTTGTATTTGAGGAAAAATTTCTAGTAAGGAAATAAGGCATGCCGACAACTAAGGACGTTAAGAGACTTCCTTCTGGTCGAATCAAGTACCGGGGTGAAACGTTTGCGGGCTTTAACAAGCCGAAGCGCACACCGGGCAAGAGCAAAAAAAGTGCCGTTCTTGCGAAAAAAGGCAGTGAAATCAAGCTTGTTCGGTTTGGTGATCCCAAAATGTCAATCAAGAAAGATCAGCCCGGTCGCCGGGCTAACTTTCGTGCAAGGCATCGGTGCGATACGGCAAAAGACAAATTTTCAGCAAGATATTGGTCTTGTAAGGCGTGGTAATGACTAGAGCAAGTATGCCAAAAGGTCTTTCTTACTTTCGTAAGGGCGGCGGTGCATCCAAAAAAAGCAAAGGGAGCAAAATTTGCCCAGAGGGCAAAGCTTGGGCGAAGCGCACTTTCGACACATATCCCTCCGCATATGCAAACCTCGCGGCGAGCAAATACTGCAAAGACCCCAACTACGCCAAGAAGGCCAAGGGCGGGAAACGGAAAGGCCGCTAATGGGTGAACTGAAGAAATGGCTCAAGCAAAATTGGGTTCGCATCGACAGCGAAGGCAATATTGTCGGTAAGTGCGGCACGTCACCGGACAAGCGTAATCCAGACCGCTGCTTGCCAGAGGCGAAAGCTCGATCTTTAACGAAGGCAGAGCGTGCGGCAACAGCCCGTAAAAAGAAAAAGGCGGGCAAAAAAGGCAAGACGGTGGTGAAAAACACCCGAAAAGCTACGGTGAAAAACATGAATGAGGGCGGCGAAGTCCGTCAAGAAATAGCGAGAGGATGCGGTGCTGTTTTACAGAACCGTAGAAAAGTAACCAAGTACCTGTGAGGTATCTATGTCAGTAGTGAATCTGGGCAACGGTGCCCCCAAGAAAAAAGCGGTTAAAAAAACAGCCAAGAAAAAAGCTCCGGCTATGAAGTCTAAAGGGATGAAGGCGGGCGGTGCGGCCATGAAGTCCAAAGGCGGAGCCATGGGCGGCAAAAAAGAAATGATGCCCGGCGGCATGCAGTACGGCGGCGAAGTAGGAAAGAAGAAGCCCAAAGGCATGCGCATGGGCGGAGCTATGAAGTCCAAAGGCATGAAAAACGGCGGTAAAAAGATGCCGGGTAAATTCAAAAAAGGTGGTGCGGCTTCTAAGTAAAACATGCCCTACCTTCAATCGAACATCCCGCATTTTAAATGTTGGGTGCGTAAAGAATTTACACATAATCACGAGGCGTACCATGGCGAGTTTTTACACGCCATGGCTGTTGCAGTAACGACGATGCCCTGTAGATGTTTGAGTTTTCAAATGATCTTTACCGGCATCGAGGCAGAGGGCGAAGAGGAAGATACCGTTCATGGTGGCGCTATGTGGGCAAGAATGCCCATTACAGCCCTAGTAGCGGATATTCCCTTGGAGGAGTGGCCAGAGCCTATGGCGGTGCATGATGCACAACCGTGGGACTGTTCCTCACACCACCATGCCGTCTATGTCCTTGATCGTGCGACGCCTTGTCCTTGGATGGCAAAAATAGCAGGGGAAATGTACCCTGCGAAGTACCTTTTCACAGTCGATTACACTGAGAGTGAAATTGCGGATGATCCAGCACAGCACAAACAAAGCCACGTGCTGCAACTTTTAGATGCGGGGGAGTGGACAGGTAACATCGTTGCATTACCAAACAACCGGGTCCGTGTGACGCACCCAGCGTGGTTTGAAACGGGTACAGGCGCTCCAGATTTTAAGCCTTCGGCGCACATACATTACTCAAAGTCTGATTTAGACTATGTGCTTGATGTGAACCGTGTATTCGATAATTTGTACAATGACAACGAGCAGTAGCAAAAACTTTGAGATCGATGTAGCTGAGTACATAGAGGAGGCTTTTGAGCGTTGCGGCTTAGAGGTAAGGACTGGCTATGATCTAAAAACCGCGAAGAGATCCATGAACTTATTATTCGCTGACTGGGCCAACCGAGGTCTCAATCAGTGGACAATCGATCAAACATCAATAACGGTGGCTTCAGGTGTCAGCGAGTACCCTGCAGGCACCTTAACGCTCTCCGTCGCTTCGTCTGCTAGCTTTTCTGTGGGAGAAACGATCACAGGGGGCACGAGCGCAGCCACGGCAACCATAACGAGCAAGCCCTCGACGACCTCTGTGGCTACCACCATCCCGGTTGGCACCTTTTCAAATGGCGAAACTATTACTGGTGGCACGAGCGCAGCCACGACGACGGTCTCTGCCGTACAAGACCTTACCGATGTGCAATCGACGATTGATATTTTGTCGACTGTGGTTACGAGAGATGGTACAGACTTTGAAATCGACCGTTTGAGCCGTTCTGAGTTTTTGAATATACCCACAAAAACGCAAACAGGTCGGCCTAATCAATTCTTTTTAGATCGACAAATAACGCCAGTGCTTAAGATATGGCCCGTGCCGGATAACAACACTGATATCTTGAAGTTCAATCGCCTCACTCGAATCGAAGACGCCGACACTTTCACGAACACGGTAGACATCCCTTTCCGCTTTTACCCTTGTCTTGCGGCAGGTTTGGCTTATTACTTATCGATGAAAAAAAATCCGCAGATGATGGGTCCTCTCAAAGCTGTCTACGAAGAAGAAATGATTCGCGCTATGGAAGAGGATAGAGACCGAGCGTCGTTTAAGATAAGCCCGCCAACTTATAAATACGGGGTGTAACGATGGCTTTTGCTTCGGGTAAAAACGCTTATGGAATATCAGATCGCTCTGGTTTCCGATACAAATTAAATCGCATGCGGAAAGAGTGGAACGGCAGTTTAGTGGGTTTCGATGAGTTCGAGCCAAAACAACCGCAACTGCTGCCGCTGCCACGTGTAGACGATCCGCAGGCACTGAAGAATCCCAGACCAGACCGAGTGGAGCCAATGGTTGTGTCGGTTGGCGTTCCGGTTGTCGGGATCAACCCTTTTGTGCCTGTAAAAGCTTCGGGGCGTGTTGGTGAAGTAACGGTGGTGACGACATGAGTTTTACATTAGCAACCCTGAAGTCGACCGTACAAGATTACTGCGAGACAGCAGAAACAACATTTGTAGCGGATTTAGATACTTTTATTCAAGAAGCGGAGGAAAGGATTCTAAAGAATGTTTCTTTGCCTGTGTTTCGGAAGAATGTGACCGGCAACGCAACAACGGGCTTCCCGTATCTTGCCACGCCGTCAGATTTTTTGGCGACCTACAGCTTGGCTCTCATTATCAATAGCGAATACACGTATCCTCTTTACAAGCACGTCTCGTTCATACGTCAATATACTCCGAATGCGTCAACGACCGGGCCTACTCAATACTACGCTTTGTTCGACGACAACACGTTCATATTGGGGCCGACTCCAGCCTCAGACTACTCTTTCGAGCTTCACTACAAATATCGACCTGCATCTTTGACGACAACCTCTGGTTCCGATAAAACTTGGTTATCTGACAACGCACCCGACGCTCTTTTGTACGGAACATTAGTTGAGGCTGCCACCTTCCTAAAAAATCCGGAAGAAGCAGCACAATACGAGCAGAGATTCTCCCAAGCTGTCGCATCGCTGAAAGCCCTCGGAGAGGGCTATGGCTCTCGTGATGAGTATCGATATGACATTGCCCGAGGATAGACATGGCGTTTTTTGAGGCTACGCAGTTGCAGGTGGGTGCGGTAAACGTGTCCACCTCGGAAAATAAAGGGCACGACTCAGAGTTTTGGGCGCAAGCGGCAGCAGATAGAATTGTAAGCGTGGGCGGCAACTGTCATCCTTTGATAGCGCAACAAGCAGAAGCTTTTAAAGACTCTGTGCAAAAAACTGTAGATTTTTACATTAGAGAGGCCATCAAAAGCGACAGAACCACGCTGATTGCGTCTTTGGAACAACAAGGTCACAAAGACATGGCGGACATACTTAGGAGACTATAATGGCTATTACCACAGCGATGTGTACAACGTTCAAGAAAGAGCTTTTGGAGGCGGTGCATAACTTCAAAAACACAGGAGGCAGCACCTTCAATCTTGCGTTGTACACAAGTTCTGCGTCGTTGGGGGCAGGCACCACAGCGTATACGACCTCAAACGAAGTATCCGGTACGGGTTATACCGCGAAAGGGGCGTCCTTGACTCGCGTTGATCCAAGTAACGACGGAACGACGGCTATCACGGATTTTTCGGATCTAACCTTCAGCTCCAGCACGATTACTGCGCGAGGCGCTTTGATATTTAACGATAGTGCCTCCGGAGATCCTGCAGTTTGTGCTTTGGACTTTGGATCAGACAAATCTTCGAGTTCTGGAGATTTCACAATACAGTTTCCTGCCGCTGACGCATCAAATGCGATTATTCGTATTGCCTAGAGCATGGCAAATGTTACGGGTTGGGGCAGAGGCACTTGGGGTGAGGGTGCTTGGGGCGAAGAAGCGCCTATCCAAGTCACAGGCGTGGCAGGCACTGGAGCCGTCGGGTCTGTCTCAGTCGTCCTCAGCATCGATGCCGCTGTCACAGGCGTGGCAGGAACCGGGTCTGTTGGAACAGTTACGGCAACAGGGTCGTCGGTCTCAAGCCCGACAGGCGTGGCAGGAACGGGCGCGGTTGGCTCCCTTACGGTCACGGGCACGGCAAATGTTTCGCCGACAGGCGTGGCAGGAACGGGCGCGGTTGGATCAGTTTCGGTTTCCGGCGATGCGAGCACCTCTGTCACAGGCGTGGCAGGCACTGGATCTGTCGGAGCGGTTACTGCTACCGGTAGCGCGGTTGCTGCTGTTAGCGGTAATGCAGGCACTGGAGCTGTTGGCTCTCTTGCGGTCACGGGCACAGCTAGTGTCGCAATTACTGGGGTCCAAGCTCAAGGTGGCGTCGGAAGCGTTTCGATTACCGGACAAGCAAGCATACCTGTCACGGGTATTGCGGCGACGGGAGCGATAGGATATTTCCTCGTTTATGGCATCGTAAATGACGGACAAGACCCAAATTGGAGTAGTATTAGCGACAGTCAAACACCAAGTTGGACTGCAGTTTCTGACAGTCAAACACCTAACTGGGAAGAGGTAGCCTAATGGTGCGAAGGGTCAAAAAAGTTATTAAGGGTTTAGAGAAGGCTTCTAAAACTCACAAGAAACAAGCTGAAACGCTCAAAAAGCATGTGGCGTCTATGAAGAAGCCAAAGCCTAAGACGAAAAGTCGGAGAAGATAGATGGCAACTTACGTTAACGATCTGCGCCTGAAAGAGATTGCCACTGGTGACGAGGCAGGCACTTGGGGCACCAGTACGAATACAAATTTAGAGTTGATAGCTGAGGCTTTTTCTTTTGGTACGGAAGCTATTACGACTAATGCTGATACCCACACTACTACTATTGCCGATG